TTACTGGTATTACTACCATTGCTGCTGTTGCCGTTGATTATTTGGCTGATGATAAAGTTCAACGTTGGGATGTTCTTGCTCAAGCAATTGCGCAGGCTACATTTTTAGAATATGAGCCAACAGCCATCTTAGTTAATAAGGTAGATGCAATGAGAATGAAACTTGCAAAAGATTCAACTGGACGTTATATCAATGACTGGTTATTCTCAAGCACTCCGCTTTCAATTGACGGCGTTCCTGTTATTGCAACTAATGCAATTACTTCTGGTGATTTCTTAGTAGGCGACTTCCGTTTGGGTGCGCAAGTATTCGACAGACGTTCAACCATGATTGAGATGTCGAACACTAATGAAGACAATTTCGTTAAGGGTATGGTAACTGTTCGTGGTTCTGAAAGAATTGCGCAGGCCATTAAAAATCCTAATGCATTTGTTTACGGCACATTTAGCGCAATGCTTGCTAAAGGTTCAGCATAGTAATTAATACTAACATAAATAGGGGTGATTAAGTTCATCCCTATTTTTTTAAAAAACCAATATGCCAATATCATCATACGCATCAATCCCTGATATTATAAACAGTGTTATAATTAAACAACCCCGCACATTATTAGATGTCGGAATAGGTAATGGAATGTATGGCGCTATTGTATCCAATTACATTCCTTCATGTAAAATTTATGGAATAGAGGCGTTTCCGAATTATAGGACACCGCTTTGGAATGTTTATACTCATGTTAATATATCGGATGTATTTAAGACCGACATTAACGATAAATACGATTGTATTATTATTGCGGATGTAATTGAACATTTTGAAAAAGAAACAGGATTAAAGGTAATTGAAAAATTAAAAGAAGCATTAAGCCCCGCAGGAATTTTATTAATATCAACCCCATCGATATTTTGCGAGCAGGGCGCTGTTGGTGGAAATGAATTTGAAAGACATAAATCTTTATTCACAAAAGAAGATTTTCAAAATATACCCGGATGGGAAATATTAAAAGATGGTGAGCCGGATAAGTGGGGACATTATATGTTAGTAACTAAATTTACGAAATAAATGAATATACTTTGGAATATACACGGTTATCCACCTTATCATAATGCAGGCGCTGAATGGATGGCGCACGATCTTAATAAACATCTAATTGAGCAAGGTCATTCAGTAAAGGTAATTACCCGTGGAATAAGCGATCAATTAGTATTTGAAGGTGTAGAGATATACCCGCAAGATTTCAGATATTATGGTAAGTTCTGCAATTGGTGTGATGTTATCGTTACACATTTAGACCAAACTGGCAAAAGTATTAATGTTTCGAGAGATTTTCAAAAACCATTATTGCATATTATTCATAATAATCATCCATACGGTGAGATTAAACAATGTCAACACGATGGATATGTTGTTTATAATTCTGAATGGGTCGCAAAATCTTTGAATTACAGCAGACCATCAATAGTATGCCATCCTATTATTAATATGGATTATTACAAAGTAGATAATTCAGGAGCTGAGGCAATTATATTAATCAATCTTTGGAAAAATAAAGGCGGTAAGGTTTTATTTGAAATCGCAAAACAAATGCCGGATAAAAAATTTATTGGCGTTAAAGGTGGTTACGGTGAGCAGTATATAGATGAATCGGTAAAGAATGTTACAATACTTGAGAATACAAAAGAGATTAGGGATGTGTATAAAAAAGCCCGCATAGTATTAATGCCTTCATCTTATGAATCATGGGGGAGGGTAGCTTGTGAAGCAATTGCAAGCGGTATTCCTGTCATAGCGCAAGCAACTCCAGGACTTAAAGAATCATTATCAGATGCGGGTTTGTTCTGTGATCGTGATTGTATTTCTGAATGGGTTTCAATGATAAGAAAACTGGATGACGAAAAAGTTTATAAAAAGGTTTCCGATAAATGCAAACAAAGAGCAATTGAATTGACTGAAATATTTACAGAAGATAAAATAAAATTTGAATTATTTATTAAAAGTTTTACAAAAATGGACGAATTTAAATGTATTTTTATAAAAGAATACAATGGGTATTCTGTTGGTGACGAAATATTATTAAACGGAAGGAGATATAATACTCTAAAGAATAGCGGTATTGTGGTATTGGCTTCGGAATATAAAAACAAATCTATGGAAAAAGAATCTATTGAAAAAGAATTGAAAGATCAAAAACCTGAAACAAAGGAATTGAAAATAAAAGGCAAAACAACTAAAAGCATAAAATAATGATTGAATCTATTATTTTAACCCAGCCATCATCTGAGCCTATTACATTGACTGAGGCAAAGAACTATTTAAAACAAAATTATACTTCAATGTCTGTTGAAGATGATTTAGTTAATTTGTTTATTTCGGCTGCACGTCAATTGTGCGAGGGTTATATTAATAGGTCAATTGCTCGCAAAGAATACAGAACGGCATTCGATATTAACGGAACTGAATACTTATTACCATGGACGCCGATAGAGGCAAAAGAAGACATTACAGAGTGTTACTTAGTTGACAAAAAAGGAACTGAAACAGACCTTACTTTAAACGATTCATTTTTTATAACTGGATTAAGTGATCGTAAAATAGTAATTAATAATTCAGGTAATAACACAACATTAATAGTTGAATACTATTCAGGTTATACAGACGTTCCGGCAGCAATTAAAATGGCGATCCTTAAACAGATGGCTGAATTGTATTACACAAGAACAGAGGGAGAATCTGAATCAATGATGGCTGCAGGTACAAACTTATGTAAAGAATCAAAAATGTTATTATATCCATACAGAAAAGTAATATTTTTTTAATATGAATCCCGGTACATATAGACACGTAATTACAATTTATACAGTTACTCAGGCCTCAGATGGTCAGGGTGGTTACACTGAAACCGTAACTTCATTGGGTAATTTTTGGGCCAATGTTAATCCTACTTCTGTTTCGAGAGATTTCGAAATGAATCAGATTGTAAACACGAAAGGATATACAATTAAACTACCTTATACTAATAAATTTTTCACCGAAAAAGATTACTGTGAATATTTAGGGAAACGCTTACAATTCAATTCAATAATAAATAACAACAATGAAGGCTTTGAAACAATTATAGAAGCATTTGAAAAAGCATGATACAGTTAGAATTAGATAGAGTAAGCGTACAGAATACAGTCGGTTATCTCAACTTCCGAAAGAAGGAAGTTCGTGATAGAGTGACTAAACTGATACATATTGCTACTACCGATATGCGAAGTGATTCAATTGATTTTATAAATAAGAAAAAAATTGTTGATACTGGAACATTAAAATCAAGTAAATCGTTTAAAGTAGTAACTAAGCCATTATTAGGTGAGTTAAGAAATATAACTAATTATGCTGCACACGTTGAATACGGAACACGTCCTCACTTTCCACCATCAAATAAACTTGAAGGATGGGTTAAGCGTAAAGGCATGGCAAAAAAACCAAAGCAAATAAAAAGCATTGCATTTTTAATAGCCCGCAAGATAGCGAAAAGAGGAACAAAACCGAGAACATTTATTAATCCGTCATTCACTATTAATAAACAGAGATTTTTTATATCTTTGCGTAAATTACAAACAGAATTAAACAGACCATGAAGGATTGTAGCAATAAAATACGTTCAGCTTATTACACCGCTTTAAACGGTGCAGTAACGTATAATGCTGTTGCTGTTCCAGTATATGCTGAATTGCCTAAGTCGGCAACATATCCATGTATTTGTATATCGAATATTGATATTACAGACGCAAGCGATAAATCAAAATACAATGCTAATGTAAATGTTTCTATTGATATTATTACAAAATTCGATGGCGACGGTTCAAATATCCAAATGGATACAATCGGTTCTGCGGTGCTTCAAATTGTAAATGCCCGCACGAAATTAACATTAACAGATTTTGATTTAATTACGTGTAAATTAGAATCAGCAAATGAAACCGACACATTAGAACAGGAATTTAAATATAAAATTAAAACATATATTATTAATAACTATATAACAGAAAAATGAGTAAAATAAACGGAACATCATTGATAGTTAAGTTGGGCGGCGTAGTGATAGGAAGTAGCACGTCATGTACTCTTAACTTGAATCAGGATTTACCTTCTGTTGCCAATAAGGGTTCGCAGGGATGGGATGAAGTTATCCCTGGCGCAAAAGATTGGTCTGTTGATTGCGATGGATTAGTGGACTTTGCTGATACTCTTAATATGGGTGATCTAGCAAGCGGTTTAATCGCAGGTACTGAGTACGTGTTAGAGTTTACAACATCAACAGTTGGTCATGACTATTTATACGGAAATGTTTTGATTGCATCTATTTCAGCAACTGCAGACACTGAGCAACCTGTAACATTTAGCGCATCATTCAAAGGTAATGGCATCCTAAATAAAGGTACAGTAACAGCATCAGCATAATGAATGAAAGTATTTATGTTATGAAAAATCCTATGCGAGGATTATCCTTATTGAGAAAACCCCGCATAGGTTTTGCATTCGATATGTATTGCTGGCTATGGATTACTGACTATACTCAGTTATCATTAAATGAATTGGATATGTTATCACCTAAAGAGATGGTAATAAAAACAATGTTATCTGCGCATCATTCATATTGCATGGCAAGGGGCGAAAAAAGGAAACTAAACGAGCAATCATTTTGGGCGATCTATAAAAGATTAACCCAAGAAGATTTAGAATTATTTATTTCCGCATTAAATAACAGTCGGATATATGGTAAAAAAATATCTGATTTTACTGAGCAAACAGAAAAAAAAAAGTAACAAACGATGATCTTTACGTTCTTGCCTTTCGTGTTGGATTAGATTCTGAAACATTTCACCGTATTACATTGCGGGAATTAAGTCAGCGATGTGATGCATACAAATTAAATAATGAAATGAATTTATTTAATGCGAGGGAGATAATTGCAGCTATATACAACAACAACCCAAACAGAAAAAAAACTGCAAAGATTATAGAGGGTAGAGATATTTTTAAATTGTCGTTTGATGTTAAACCAGTTCCTAAACGAATGACTTATGAGGACGCAATCAAATTAGATAATTTACGACATGGCAAGCAATAATAACGGAAGTATATTAGTTCGTATATTTGGCGATTCAAAGCCATTCGATAAAGCCATTGAAGGAACTGAACAATCTGTTGCTGGGTTAGGAAAAAAAATAGCTGGTGCTTTTGCTGTTAAACAGGTTGCTGAGTTTGCGTGGGAAACAGCTAAACTTGCGGGGAAGGTTCAAGGCGTAAAAGAGGCATTTGATAACATATCTACTCCGGGTATGTTAAAAGAATTAAGGGGAGCGACAAAGGGCGCTGTTTCAGATGCAAGGTGCGGTAAGAGCAAACAATTTTCAAATTCCATTAGAGCAATTAGGATCATTATTTGAATTTGCATCAAATAGAGCGAGACAGACTGGCGAATCTGTTGAGTATTTGACAGAGAGTATTATTATGGGTATTGGTCGAAAATCCCCATTGATATTAGATAACTTGGGCATATCCGCCGTTCGTTTGCGAAAAGAATTAAAGGGAATAGGAACGGAAGCCGCAACTGTTGCAGATGTTGCATCAGCTATTGGTAGAATGATGGTTGAGGAAAATGCAAAGATGGCAAAATCAACAATGAATTTTGCAACTCAGACAGAAAGATTATCAGCATCATGGGAGAACTTTAAAGCGTTGGCGGGTAAAGGAAGTGCTGCTGTATTAGCCGCACCAATTGAGGGCGTAACAAATGACTTACAGGGATTAGTTGACTATTTAAATAATGATTTTAGGACGGGATTTGAAAAAGCAAGTGCGACGGTAGGCGCTTTTTTTTCATTGATATCTTTTAATAGATTAGGAAATCAAAACATGGCGATGGATAATGAATTATCCGACATGATGAATAATTACATTAAGCAGATAGATAAAGGAACAAACAGAACAAATGAATTTTGGATAGTATATAAAAGTATATATGATAATCAGGGACCACAAGTAGCGGAAGCATTCGCAAAACGCTATAATAAAGCGATGGATGTATACATTAAAGGTGTTAAAAATGCAACCGTAGAAAGCGAAAAGGCGAGATTAGAAGCAGTATCAAATAAAGACGCAGAACTTCAAGAAAAAATAAACGAAGCACAAAAGAAATTAAATGATATATCG